GACCGTTCTCATGACTGTAAAAGAAGCAACAGCAGTTGTTAGTTTGCTGGAACTTCTGATGGTCGCAGAATCGGCAACCTTCATGATTCTTCCCGAAAGCAATATCGTCGGGATCAGTGAAGTTGCCAACGAGCCTCTTCGCGGTGCAATAGAGGCAATAAACGCCGCAGCAATAAATCAAGAGGTGACTCTTGATTACACAGCAATACCGTGGCTGACTTTCGACGCGGAGCGTTGGACAGTTGGCTACTCAGATATTGAGTAACCACCATCACACCCTGCTCGCCGCCCTTCGGGGCGGCGGGTGGGGTGTCTCAGTTTCACGGTAAATTTCAGCCCAGGACTTTACATATCCGCAGAACATGTAAAGAAATTAGTGGCCGACCAACTTCTTGAGTGATTCCTTCTGCTTCATCTCCCGGTAGAACTGGTCTGGGGTGTCTGAAGCAACACTGACATCACCGAAGTTGAACTGCGTGATGTTGCCCTGCGAAGGCTGCTGGTAGAACATGCTCTGAGTGCCCCTCAGCCGCATAGCGTCTGTCTGCGCGTATTGCCTCAATGCAGTCGTCAGGTAGTCCATGCCACGGGAGTTCAACGGCAGGATCAGTTCAGGCCCACCTTCACCAACACGCGCCACAGAATCGCCAGTAGCAACTCCACCGAGCGCTTTCCCAGGCGGGGTGTACTTCCATCCCTCGCCAGGGACGTATGAGTAACCGCCAGGATTAGTCTGTCCATTTTGTGTTTGAGCAGAGCCAGTCGTGCTGACTCCTGCAAAGCCACCAAGTTTGCGCGCAAGAGAATCAGCCATAGCCTTGGCCTTGTTAACAGCGCGATTCATCTGATTGATGATGTTGTCAATGTGCTTTGTGAAAGCGTCTTTGACCCAGTTGCCAGTGTTCTTTCCAAAGTTGAACAACTTGTTTTGCACTCGGTCCAACTTGTCGATCAGGTCATTTCCAGCAGCACCCATGTGCTTACCAAGCAGTCCAGTGAGTTTCTTCATGATGTCGCCGTAGTCACCGAATGCTTGCTTGCCGTACCCAATAAGGTCTTGGCGCGAACGCTTAAGTGACTTCTCTCGCATGATGTCTGCGCGCTGCAACTGACGATTGAAGTTATCCAGCGCGATATCCATCGAGATGCGGAACTCTTTGTTGCTGCGCTCAACAGACCTATCACGGTCTTGAAGCATGTTTCGCACAGACCTCGCGTAGTCTTTCGCTTGACGCTCAAGCATTCTTTCCCAGTCAGCAGCAGCCTGCCGTAGAGAAATCTTGCGCACCTTGTCCTGACGTTCCAAAGAGCGCTGGAAGTCCTCGTCGCTTCTCTCCATGCTCAGTCTGTACTGGTACTCAGAGTCGCTCAAAGACCGCGCGAAGTCTTCAGCAGAACGCTGCAACGACAAGTGGTAGTCTTCATCGCTTCGCTCCAACGACCTCTTGTAGTCTTCAGCAGAATCCTTCATGCTGCGCTCAAAGTCTTCTACTGAACGCTTTTGCGCCAGGAGGAACTGCTCAGCGCTACGCGCAAGCGACAAGTTGTAGTCTTCAGCCATACGCGCCATAGACTTTTGGAAGTCTGCAACAGACCGCTCGATGCTGAGTTTGAAGTCTTCTTCACCGCGCCGTAAAGACTTCTCGCGGTCTTCTTCCATACGCCTGAACTGCTCGTTGAAGTCAGATTGCGTGAGTTGCTTAGCGCCCTTCTCACGCTCTTTAGTGAGCCTGTTGATCTCAGCAATCTGCTTGTCGGTCATTTCAACAGTGACACGTTGCAATTGCTGTGCCTTGCTAGGATCAGACAATCCAAACATGTCGATGGCGTCTTGCGACAAACCACGCGCTCGCAACTTCTTCAGGTTCTCAAACTGACGCTGGATGCGCTCTGTTTGATCACGCAGGTTCTCCATGAACGTATCTACGCCAGCAGTTGCCTGCGACTGAACGCGCAACCATGGGTCATAGAAGTTCTTCGCCGCGTCTTTGCTCATCCGCGACAGTTGAAGGAAGTGGTCTTCTTCCTCACGAACCCTGCTCTTGTTGTAGTCCTCAAAAGAGCGGGACAACGACAGGTTGAAGTCTTCAGTAGAGCGCTTACGTGACTTCTGGTAGTCCTCCGCGCCGTACGCAAGTTGTCGCTGGTAATCTTCCTGAGACCTCTCTAGAGAGATGCCGAAGTCTCGATACGCGCGCTGGCGCGACAAATTGAAATCAAAGTCAGAGCGTTGACGCTGCTTTTGGTAGTCTTCTTCGCTTCGACGCAGCGATATCTGGTAATCGCGGTGCTGCAATCTGACTTGCCGCTGGTAATCGACATCAGAGCGCATCTTGTTGCGGTTGTAATCTTCGATAGACCAATCGCGCTGCATCGTGTACGACTTCTCTTCGCGTCGCAATTCACGATTGTGATCAGCAGTAGCGCGCCTTACGCTTCGCTGATATTCATCCTCAGAGCGCTTCCGCTGGATATTGAAGTCTTGTTGGCTGTACAGCATCTGGCGCTGATAAGCCTCAGTGCTTTGACGACGACCACGATAAAAGTCTTCCATCGACCATGCGCGGCTCTGATAGAAGTCTTCCTCTTCGCGCTCCATCTGGCGGTCATACTGCTGAAGAGTCATGTACAGATCAGCAATGGCCTGTTTCGCTGTTTCTGCTGCCGCAAAACGCTTCTGACCAATACCCGTAGTGGAGTCAGGCGAGCGCATTGTGGACTGCCACTCACTGATCGCCTGTCCTACCTGCGCAGGCCTGTTCAGGAACTGCGTCTGGAAAGCACGCTCCTTGCGGTCAAGTTCCTGTGCGGCTCGTGCAGCATCAGCACGTGGCCCTTCAACGTACTGCGCCAAAGTGGTGTCGTACAGAACATCGTTCTGCTGAAGATCGCCACCAGACGCCTTGCTCGCAGCCCTGCGCTGCTTCTGAATTGCCTTCCACTGCAAGTTCGGGTCGTTGGAACGAAGTTCAGCATTGGCAAGAATCTTGGATTCACCAGTGTCTTTTGCGTATTCTCTGAATCCAGCAATTCCGGCGAAGTCCTTATTGCCGAGGAAAGCCCTGGTTGCAACTGAGAAAGAACTGTCTTTGGTAGCGGCGTCCAGGTTCTTCTCCAAGAACGACTGGACGTAACTCAGATCAAGTTTGCCAATGACCTTCTTATCAACAAGAATCTTGGCGATCTCTTCAGGAGTTTTGTCGCGCCACTCAACGCTTGCGAAGTCAAAGGACTTAGCGCCCTTGAACTCACCCGTAGCGCGCAATGCGTCAGCGTACATCTGAGCGCCCTTAAGACCCTCATCAGTCTTTTGGCTGACCAACTTCACAAGAGTTGCGTAAGCATCACCGCGAACTTGTCGATCTGTTTCGCGAGCGCCTTCCTTAGTGCCGCCGTACTTGTTCTGCATGATGTCTTGCAGATTGCGCGTACGGTCAACTTCTGTCTGCGTTGCCTGACGCATCCCAGGAGTGTCGTACAGATTCATCTCGTAGCGACGACGAGACTCATTGGTCGCCATAGTTCCAGCGCCAACCATCGGCCCAAGAATCTGCTTATAGAACTGATCCCACAAGCCGCCTTCTGTGGGAGCCTCTCGCGTCGCTCCAAGCAGCGCCTCACCCCCAGGACCAAGATCAGTCTTTCCAGACTTGCGATAGCGGTTGTAGTTCTTCAGAACCTGCTGGACATCGATGTTTGCGCCTTCTTCTTGACGGCGGTACAGATCGATAGCCATTTCGCGGTACTGATCAGTTGTCAGTTTCCCCTGGCTCTTCAACCACGCCATTGCATCAGCGTCATTGTTAAGCGTCGAAACACGCTTGTCTGTGTAGTCTTTGCTCTTCTTCGCCTCATCCCGAAGCGAAGTGTCTTTGGTGATTCCGGCAAACGTTGTCTTCTTGTTGAGATTGCCAGAAGCCGCATCCAGTGCGTCTTTGAATGTCGTCAAAGAATCAGTAGCGATTCCCAACTTCTCGTTGTACGCCGTAATGCCCTGCGAGATGTCTTCGTCGCCCTGTAGGACATTCTCTTTGCGCTTCTGCGAATCCCACAAACTCTTTCCGGCATATCCGGCAGCAAGCGTTCCCATGATTGCCAGACCAGTCGGACCGCCAGCGAGACTCATGATCCCGCCACCGATAGCGCTCAACCCACGTCCAATTCCACGCGTAGCAAGACCAAGACCGCTTCCAGCCAACGACATAGCAGCGCGGTTTGCAGACCACGCAACTTTCCCAAGCGACACAGCGGCTCTACCAGCCTCTGTTGCCATAACCCTCATAGTCGAAGCGTTACGTGCGTCAGCCACGTTCGTTCGCACAGCAGACCACAAACCTGGGCCAGCACCATACGCACGCGTCTTTGCCAAGTCTTCGACGTTCGCCCTACCGAATACTGTGTCGCCAACGCCACCACGAGCCGCACCCATGAATGACGAGAAGAATCCTCTACGGCCCTGATCTGGTCGCAGTTTTGCGTATCCGCTTTCAGCAGTGCTCTGGTAGTAGAACGATCTTGTTTGGTCACCGAACCAACGAGTCGCAGCGCCTATTCCAGCAACTCCCTGGCGAAGAATTCCTCCGCGTCCACCAGTCTGCTCGTTGAGCCACCCGCGACCCATACCGATTACTGCACCAGTGCGATACATCGCCCTGCTGACAGGACCTACTTCGTTCTGAGAAACTTTGCCTGCGTACGCAAGTTGCTCATCAGTCATTTTGGTCGGGTCTCCCCCGACCATTCCCATACGGAAGCCCTCTTTCATGCCCAGTCCTGGGCGAGTGTTAAGCGCCCAACGACCCATCGCAATCGGCCCCATCTTGGCCCACACACCGAGCATTCCAGCGCCTGCCAACGCAGCAGCGCCAGTGCCAGTCATCAAAGGAGCGGTGAGTTTGAGAAGTGGTTGAATCGCAGAGACAATTTTCTCTGTGATATCAGCGAACATCTCTGCAAACTTGTCAACTACTGGAAGAAGTTCCTGGCCTACTGCTTGACCAAGATCAAGGAAGTTGTTCTTGACCTTCTCCATGGAATCGAAAAGCCCACTGAAGGCCTCTTCTGCGCCTCGCTTAGCGCCTCCACTGCCGTACTCTTCGCGCGCGATGTTGATGTACTTATCAACGTTTCCTTCAGCGGCAAGACCCTGCATTGCGCGGCGAGCGCGAATACCATCGATGTTAAGGGCGTTCAGCGTGGCGATTCCTTGCTCGCCCTGACTCCCTACGGTCTCCACCAACTTGCTGAAAATCTCAACGGGGTCTGCGGTCTTCAACTCTTTTTCGGAAAGACCAAGTTGGTTCTGGAACGTGCGTAGGCGAGGGTCACCAGTGATACGTCGCTCTGTCAGGTCGTTGACGATCTGGTTGAATGTGTTAGCGGCATATGAGCCATCAGCGCCAGAGCGGTTGAACGCCGTAGAGATACCCAACAGATCAGTCTGTGAAATGCCAGCCATTCGCGCAGTGGGAGCAAGCATCTGCGAGAAGTCAAGAATCGACTGAGCGTTCACTCCACCCTTAGAGGCGAGACCGAACACTGAGTCGTTGAAGTTGCTGATGACCTTAGGCCCGTTTGTTCCAGGCTGCCCTGTATACGTGCCCATAGTGCGGGACAGGCCAAGTTGCGACTGAGCAAGTGCAAATGGCGAGTCTCCTGTCGCAGCACCCAACTGCGCGAAACTCTTGGTCAACGAAGTGATAGATGTTGCTGAAGTCTGACCCATCTGCTTGATGGTCGTTGCTAACTGAACGATCTCGCCGCGAGCGACAGGGAGTTCACGACTGATCTGGCGAATGCCGTCACGCATGTCGTTCTTGAATGTCTTAGATGCTGTCTTGCCAAGAGAAGTTGCAGAGGCGTTAAGCGTGCTCATCTGCTTGTCAAGCGTTGCGGCTACCGTCACCGCAGAACTGAGAACAGCAAGTTCTGAGGCACCCAAGAACGCAAGTTTCTTACCAGCGCGAGCAATCACGCCGTCCATGCTCTTCTGCGTCTGTGCCAGCGCAGTGTTGAGCCTGTTGGTCGCTTCGTAGGATTCGTTGACGCTTGAGGTGTACTGCTGTGAATCAGCAGATATGACAATCTTTGCTTCGCGGTCATCCATTTCGCAGAGACCTCTTCTTCTGCGCTACAAGTCGCTTAGCGTGCTCTTGAGTGTGCGTGGGGACAAGCCGAATCGTCGTACCTGCGCCGGAATCCTCCCCGGCCAGTGACTTCAAGTAACAGCCCATACAGAATTCCTCTACGGGCGCGTAGGCGCGCTTGTCTTCTTCCCACTCCCATTCTGCCGTACCACACAAGTCGCAGCGATCATTCTTCTCGTAGAAGTACGCGATAGCCTTTGCGCGGTCTTCAGTAGACCAGTGAAGGAACTCTGAGTGAGGTATCCCCCACTCGTGACACAGCGTTAGTTCTAAGTAGAGCCGACTGTCGTATCTCAGTCGTTTCCGATAAAAGGGATGTCCAACCCCTTGTTGCACAACTCCACCGCAACAAGGAACAACTGCATCACTTCACCGCGACCCCAGTCGGGAGAGTTCCAGATCACAGACCACTGAGCGGTGTCCATGTCAGGTTCAATACAGACCTTGCTCAACAGTGCAGGACCAAAAGTGTTGACGTTGTACGCCGCACCGTCAGCCTTCTGCTCAAGAGTGGGAGGATTCTTCCCCAACAACTTGTCGTAGTCCTGGCTGCCAATGGCACGAAACAGCATGGACAGTTCCTGAATCTCCCCATCATTGCCGGGAATCTTCAGAAGAACCTCACGCTCAGCGCGAGGCTTGCTCTTAAGCATGTCGAATGTCGCACGCTTAGATGCCTCACGCTGAGCGTTTTGGCCCTCCAAGGCCTTAAGGTCAGGCTTCACAACGGGTTCCGACGCATCGGAGTCATCCTGTGGTTTGGGCACGAGGATTCCTTTCTAGAAATTACGCGGCAACGGTGGAAGCCTCGCTTGGCTCCACCGGAACGGAGCACTGCACCGAGAACATCTGAACTTGGTTGCTCGCCATGTTCTGCATGGTGCGCGAGGTCACCTTGACGGGCCACACCTCAACCTTGTCAGTGGCAATCGGCAGATTGTCAGCGCCAGCGCCACCAAAGCGGGAGATGATGAAGAACCCGTCAGTACCACGCGGAAGAGTGTCCCACGCGTCGTCATTCTCGTCATCCCGGTAGAAGTCGGCCTGGAACTGCGCCTGCACGGTGCCGGGGACAGAAGTCTCAAAGAGTGTGTCGAACGACGGCGTAGGCACAGTGTTGCCCTGCGACGCAGCGTTCAGAGACACGCAAAACGCGGTAAGGTCAGTCGCCGCAGCAACCTCAGCAGCAGTCGGAGCGGCAATGTTCGCCACGGTAGTGGCAAATCCGATCCAAGTGCGCTCATTGGGGATCAAACGAGCCATTGTTAGTACGCCTCCGTTGTGTCGGTCTTACTCTCTGATTCTTCCACCTGTGGCAAGTGCGTTTTCTCTTCCACAGGCTTGGCTGTTGACCAGCCCTTACGTTCCCAAGCAGCGATGGACTCTGCGAGCACCTTGGATTCAAGCCCACTCGGGTGATAGATGGTGACGTAATTCTTGCGCACTACGCCCTGCCTTTCGTGATCCAGATGCTGTAAACATCAGTCTGCCCATAGATGGGCGGGTCTACTGCATCGCTTCTTACTATTCCACCAATCATGTCAATACGGACGTTCTGAATGGTGTACTTGAATCCGTCTTCTGCGGTGAACGTCTTGCGGTGCGTATTGGCATACAGCCAGTCCCGCAGATAGTCGTTGAGCCATTCTGCTTGCGCTCTGGTGGCTCCAAATGACGAGATCGAATACGGGAACCGCCAATCACTCTGAGCACCTTGAATCGCTCCTGACGAGTACGACGATTGCATAGGAGTGACAATTACGTAGGGATGGAACTTGCTTCCAGGCTCTCCTGGCTGTCCGTCCCACCCGAAATTGCCGTCAGGATGTACAGCATCACCTACAGCAGTGACATTGACTTCTGCCGCAGCAGTCGCCATTTCTCCCAGAACAAAAGCGGAAAGAAACCTACGCGAGATCACTATTTGGCCCCTTCACGATCATTGCCTGACCGCGCTCAGCCAGTTTGTCGAACAACTCACCAAATGCTTCTTGTACTGCTGGGCGTAGATATGGGCGCGCTTTGATTCCTGGGTGCGTCACTTTCTTCGTCACGACTTTCTTGCCGTTGACATAGAAAACGAGGTACTTGCCGTTCTTCGGCCTGATTGTATACGGACTTCCACCAAACTCACCGCGAGAAGAAGTACCGAACTCTTGGTACATCGCATACGCAACGCTGGCGACAATTTCTAATGACTCCTGCGAGGCATGGTGTGTAATGCTGCTTTTCAAAGCACCAGTCTTGTGCGGCGCTTTTTCTTTAGCAAGAGCCTCAATCTTCGCCCCGTAGTCCCTGAAGATATTCTCAGTGATCTGTCCTGCGGATAGATTAGAAATCTGCTGCAAGTCGCGAGTTAGATCGCTGATATCAACATAGGCGATAGTGTCACCCATAAGGACTCCACGAGTTCGACGCGGTAAGTCCGGTGCACGACATACGAATCGTCGCGTCCATGAACCCGCCGTAATTGACAGCCATCACGGTGTAGGACTTGCCCTGATAGGAAGTGGAGTCATGCGCCAGGACATAGACGACATCGCCGTTCCTGACATCGACAGAACCGTCATAAGGGATAGAGACATTAGTAGAGGCTTGTGCGATATCAGCCTCGCCCAGCACAAGCGTGCCAGAAGTATCAATGCTCCATACCCGCGCGACGCCCTCGTATACCTGCTCATGCGCAGGAACTTCAGAAATTCCTGTGTCCTCATCGAAAGCGATTTGAGGGTCTTCTGGTCGATAGACGATCACCATCGCTGACATGTGATCCTGAGCGCGCTTTCGCGCGTATTGCTTGGTGCGCTCAGAAACGGTGATCTTCATGGCACCATTATCACTTGTACGTATATCCACCAGCAGAAAGATGGCCGATGTACTTCTTGGCCTTCTGACCCGTCTTACGGTTGGTCGCTACGACATCGCCGCGCTTGAGGTTAGAGGAGCGACCAGCAGTCGCTCCTGCGATACCGCCAGCAAGACTCAGAGCAGAACCAAGACCGCGACCACCAGCAGCAGTGCCAGCCACCTGACCAAGCAGAGCGCCACCAGCAGCGCCACCATAGGCCTTGAGGTAACGACGCGGCGCAGAACCACGCTTTACCTTGGTGTCAGAACGCGGGTTGAGGGCGTTGAGGTAGGAGTCACGATACCCATCAGCCTTGCTGATCTCACCGTGGTCAACTCCGAATGCGCTGATCATGGATATGTCCCATCTATCTCTGGTTGAACATACTGAGCGGGTTCAGTACCGCCGTAATCCTGTTGTCCTGCTTCGATATTGTCGTGCATCCCCTTGGCAAAGGTGAGGGGAGCAATAGAAGAGTCGTAGACCTCTCCCACCATGATTCCACCCACATCAGGTGCGCCAGGGATGTTAGAGGTTTTGAACATCTCACGCAATTGCATGGCGAGTTGCTGGTACTTCTGCTGCAACTCCCCGGCATTGACGCTGACACCATCTGCGCCATACGACAGTTCACGAGTGAACTTCGCGGCGATGTTCTCGCACGCGATAGACGCGAGGTAGATGGGAGAGTCAGTAAAATGCGCCCACGAAGAGATCAGAAAGTCGATCTCTTCATCGGTGAGAAAAGGGTCTTCTGACAACGTATCCTGGGCATGAAAACGTACCGCGTCGCGTAATGACAACGCGGGGTTCCCAGAATACGAAAACGTCACTCAGCAGACCTCTTCTTCTTCCAGCGCTTCGCGCCAACGTAGGCTCCACCAGCACCAGCGCCAGCAAGACCACCCGCAGCAGCAGCAGGAACAGCGACCATAGCAGCGCCCTTGGCTGACTTAATTCGGCCTTCTTTAGCCATATTTCGGCCAATTCCATACATCAAACCAGTCACCGGAGCAGCCGTAGCACTAGTCACCGCAGCACCAGTACCAGCGCCAATCGCGAGATTACGCTTCTCGTCACGAGACAACTTCTTGCTGATCTCGCCGTGCTCCACACCAAATGCGCTAATCACATCAACCTCACAACTTGAAAATCTTGTTTGCGCCGTTGCTCCACGCGACAGTGATGTCAGCACCAGTCGGAGTGATCGGCAGGCCTGTTCCGGTGTCGATATAGGCGATCAACTTTCGCAACGCGTCAGAAGCGCCTTCCTTGTAAATGATGACCGCAGTGATGGCGCTGCCAGCAGCCACAGCAGAGAAAAGCACATCCGCAGCATCTGCCACACCAGCAGTAGTGGTCTTCGATGTGAATGCGCTGGACGACTGAACAACAGTCCCGCCAGCACCAGTCACATCAGAGAGCGCAGTATGAGCAGCCGAGAAGGTGTAGCCGCGCACAAGACAGCACCGAATGTCGTCGGTGTCCCAGGCGATGTCACCCGCAAGAAAGCCCTCGCGCCCTGCGTCGAAGAGTGCGTTAGCCATTAGTCAGCCTTTCGGTATCGATACTGAGGATCGTTCTTGATCCTTCTCAGTGACTCTTTAGCACCAATGTACCCACCCACACCAGAGCCAGTTCCGGTAATAGTTGTCGCCAAAATGCCTTTGGCGCGCTCAGGGTGCATTGGCTTCTTAAGACCTGCAATTTTGACAGGACCGTTGAATCCTTTACCGCGAGTTACGGCGCGATAGATTCCGTATCCGGCAGCGGTGCCAAGCGCGCCGCCAATAGTTTTCGCAGCGAAGTTATGAGTTGCGGCTTTCTTCTTGCGGTACTGAGCGTTGTCATACGCGTCTACCGTGGTAGAAGGAAGCGCAGGGCGAAGATGCTCATCTACTTTCTCTCGCTTTGATACGAAAGAGTTCTTCACAAGTAGAGGAACGAGTCTCTTCATCACTCACCCTCTACAACATCCTCAGCGACAGGCTCTTCGACAACAGACTCTTCTACCTTGGGAGCAGCCTTCTTGGCGACCTTCTTGGCAGGCTTGGGCGCTTCCTTGACAGGAGCCTCATCGAACTTCTCATCAATACGCCCAGCGCGCACAAGAGTCTCGATACGGATCAGAGACTTGGCCTCTTCACGCGAGATGATGTCGCCGGGAACTCGGGACTGTCCCCACAGCGTCAGGGGACGACGAACCACATAGTAGGTGGGAATCCTACGAGCCACTTCATGTGCCTTTCTCTACGGGAAAAGGGAGGCCGACATCTTTCAGCCGACCTCCCTCTTCCTCTTGTGAATCGTCAGGCCACCGCAGTACCGACGAAAATTCCCATGTCGGGAGCGACAACCTTCATGTCGTAGGTCATCTCGCCCTCCACACGGTCACTGGCAATGTGCTCCATGCGGAAGTTCTTGATGCGGATACCCTGGCCGTTGCCAGCGGTGTATCCGTTCCACGTGAAGGTGTAGCCAGCAGCCGGGGTCATCAGCGACGGGGACGACGGGCTGTACGCCAGCAGAGCCGACTTGGAGTCAGCGATGAAGGAGTACGAGGCCGCAGCATCCTGGTCGTCAGCGTCGTTGATCTCAGCCCCAGAGGCCTTGGTCGCGTACGCGGTGACGATCCGGTCCACACCGAACAGGGTCGCGATGAGGTCCTCAGTCACGATTCCACGCTGGGTGTACTTGATGCGGTCAATGATGTCGGGGTGGTTCTTCAGTTCACGAAGAACGTTGGCACCGATCACCATCGTGTTCGGGGCGTACCCAGTGAGTTCGCGGAAGTCCACGATCCACTGCGACACATCGTTGATCGGGTCGGACGCGTCGTCGTTCCACTGAAGGAACTCGCCGGAACCGACACCAGAGGCAACGCCCGTCTTCTCAGTCGTCCAGACACCAGCCTTGAAGAAGGTGTCGGCCCAGTCAAGGTCACGCTTGAGAAGCAGTTGGTTGGTCACGAACTTCGTCGCGTCGGAGTCCACGCGGAAGTTGGAGTCAGCGTTCGCGCGAACCTGATCGTCAACGTCCTTGTGCACGGCGTACACGTGGGCGAAGTACGAATCAGTGTCCAACTTCCAACCGACCCCAGGGGACTCGGTGGACGGCGCGCGACGCTTCACATCGGTCTTGCGCCAGTCGGACTTGCTGTACTTCCAGTACATGTCCGATTGCTTCTGGACAGGCACCTGCGGGAACACCTTCGTAGCGATGAACTCCGAAGCGTTCTGGATATAAGCGATGCTGACATTCGTCAACGGAGCGTTGACGTGAAGATCGCTCTGTGCTGGATTAGGCATTTAGTCAGTCTCCTTAGTTCGTCTTCAGCAGCACGGAGATGATTTGCCCGTCAGCGCCACTGGTGACAGCGACACCGACTACCAGAGCAGCGTCAGCGGGAAGAGTGGCGGCAACAGCCTCACCAGTGTTCTTCACCTTGACGGCCTGTCCAGCGTTGACGTTACCGCCAGCCTGCACCTTGGACACACCACGGATTGCCACAGTCGCAGATTGTCCCGTGTACTGCGGCTTGTTCTGAAGCACACCCACCACAATCTCGTTGGCGGTGGCATCAGCCAGACCAACCTGGGAGGCAGCAGTGACCTTCACGAAGCGGTACTGCTTACCGCCATTCGGATCAGCGCTTCCCGGCTGACCGGGAACGCTCGTGTACACGGCCAGAGTCGCATCAGCGTTAAGGCTGATAGACCTTAGACCCTCTTCAAACGCCATTGTCTTCCTTCCTTAACCAAAGTAGCGAGTAGCCATGTACTCGTCGTAGGCACCGGGGTTCGCGTCGAAAACGGCCTCAACCGCCTCAGCCTTGCTGATGTCCGACTTCGACACGTTCTCATCGATGTAGGCGTCCACCGCAGTGAGCACATCGTTGTTGGAGCCAGCACCCTCAGTGCCGTACTCCTCAAAGATGATCTCACCAGCGGCGCTGAGCGCCTTGTGGATGACCTCACCGTACTCATACGGGAGTTCCTCCGCGATAGCCATCAGGACCGGGGCCAACTCGTCGGACGGGATCGGGAGGTTGTAGGACTTCGCAACCTCTTCGTACTCCCGCACGAGGCGAAGGTCGCGCTCGCTCTTGGCGATTTCCTCAGCCTGAGCAAGAGACTGCTGCATCTCTTCGACCTGGGCGAAGGCCTTGGAGATCACCTCGTCCCGCTCAATGTCAGTGAGGGACTTTGACAGTTCCTCACGAAGTTCCTCGGCAAAAGTCTTGCCGTCGTCGTTCTTCTTCAAGGCGTATGTCCCTCCTGCACCAACACCTGCACCAAGTGCAAGTGGCTTCTTGTTCTTACCAAGCCAATTGATTCCGCTGCCGATCTTTTGACCGCCCTTGGTTCCGGCAGCGGCAAGGAGACCGGAAGTGAGTCCCTTGGAGACCCCGGCGTCTTCCAGTTCCTGCTCTTCAAGTTCCGCTTCGGTCTCGTCGTCAACGACAAGGAAGGGGCTTCCCTCTTCATCGAAAACAACGTCACCCACGGACAATTCAGAAACGTCGATGGCTTCGCCATCCTCGTTGTAAATATCTTCGGGCACGTTGTCCTCCTGGGTCGCCCTCTTCGCGATAACAACCTTTGCGTGAGCATTCGCAGGACGGTCTACGAGGGAAATTTCGTCAATTTCCATGTCTCGCAGTGTCTTGATGATGTTGCTCATGTTTTGGTTGCCTCCTTACTGGTGATTGTTGCAGAACGTACAAGGCTATTTATGACTTGGGTTTGAACTGATTTCGTTTACGAGACTCTTCGCGCTGGATTGCAGCGAAATTCAGACTTCCAATACCGCCAACTCCTGTGGATGTAGCACCCGCGATGTAACTTTTGTCCTTGATGGAGTTCGCGAGAGCCTCAGTGCTTTCGCCATTCATCTTTGATTTGAGAGCAGGAATCTTGGCGACGGCTTTGGGATTGTGGCGAACTATGGCTGATGTCCCCAAACCCGCAAGACCAGCCAGTCCAGTCACGGCAGCGGCAGTGGACAACTTCGCCTGATTCTTCTTCTTGCGCCGCATTTGAGCGTCTGAGATCGGAGGATGATCAGACTTGGCAAGCGCCGCCTTAGCCCCGAGAACATTCGCTCCGATGATGCCAAGCAGAGCGAGCGTGTGGTTGCGCTTCTTGCGCTTCTGCTTCTGGAAGTTCTGATACAAGTAGTACGCCTCAGCCTGTTGCTGCGGCGAAAGGTACTCAAATGCCGCCACGAGGCTCTCTCCGTCCCTTGCCGTGGATTGAGAAGTGAACGCGATCACCCTTCTTCACGTTCTCCCACTGCTGCTCATCGTTTACCTTAAAACCGACCCACCAGCCGTGAGGAACAGCGTCAGGCTCAAGCCCCATCGCTTCCAACTTCTCGGGAGTCACCACGAAGGACTCGATGAGATCAGAAGTATGAAGAGGCTGATCACCCACTCGCTGATGCATATCGCCACCCTTGCGCGAGTTGACAACGTAGTGGTACGCACTTTTCTCCATCTCATCGATGGGAACGTAGTCACCTTGACGGTCTACGACATCCACCCCATCGACCTTTGACAGCGAGCACCAACCGAAGACCT